ACGGTCTGGACTGAGTAAGGCTCTGCAACGTGACGACGTTCGAGCACTACTTGACGCAGACATCTCCAAACGTATGAGTGTCTCAGCAGCACAAGCAGCACATACTCTCGATCGGTTGGTCAGTGGGGCACGGAGTGAGCGAGTACAGCTAGAGGCAGCGAACTCTATACTAGATAGGACAGGCCACGGTGTGGGCAATGACCTACAAGTGTTCGGTCAAGCGGTCCAAATTCATATAGACTTAGGTGACTAAGACTCCTACCCTCCAACTAGGGGAAGCTGAAGGGAGGGGAGGGGGTGTGAGATGGTAGAGATATGGGCAGTAGAAGGATATGCGGTGAGGCGAGGTGGGGGGGGTTAAAACTGGGCGCGATGTATACCGATATACCCTTTCCTCCACAAAATTTTTGAAAGGTAGCGATGTCAAACTCAGATAATTTTTCCCTCGCAGACATTCAGGCTGATCCTTCTTTTCTGAACAGTCTGTCTTTTGAGGATTTAACCAGGTTACGCGCAATTGTTAAGCAGCGTCATTTCCAGACCTTTGGCGCAGCACTTGCCGATCAGGACGCTGACAAGCAGATCTCTTCTTTTGGCCCTCAGGTTCGTGAGCGGTACATCAAGGAGTACATCGAGAACAAGCTGAGCGGCTAATGGAACGCACAACACCGAGATTCATGGACGTCCCTCCTATCAAAGAGGCTCAGAAGGGTGATGCCGGCAAAGCCCAGTATCATCTGCTACCCCCAAACGCGATACACGACGTAGTTCTCGCGCTGGAGGAAGGCTCCACCAAATATGGAGATTATAATTGGCGGGATGGAACTTCCTGGTCCCGTTACCTGTCTGCTGCCCTACGGCATATCTTTGCATGGATGCGCGGACAGGATCTCGATTTAGATAGCGGGAAGCCCCACCTGGCCCATGCTGTTTGCTGCTTGTTATTCCTTTTGGAATATGGGAAAGAGAACATAGGGACCGATGACCGCCCTACGAGCAAGAAAGCAAAGCATGCCCCACAAGATAAAGTTTAAACCTAATGGATCTATCGTTCGTAGCTTTATGCGTGATAGCTCTTTTGTTCGCGGTATTCGTGGTCCTGTTGGGAGTTCAAAGTCTTCCGCCTGTGTTATAGAAATTTTACGCAGGGCTTATCAACAGGAACCCGGCCAGGACGGAGTTAGACGCACACGAGTTATTGTAGTACGGAATACTAATCCAGAGCTCAAGACCACTACTATTAAAACGTGGCTGGACTGGGTGCCTGAAAACGTGTTCGGACGCTTTCACTGGCAGCCTCCTTTTACCCATCATATCAAGGTTGATGATATTGATCTGGAGGTGATCTTCCTCGCCCTCGATCGCCCACAGGATGTGAAGAAACTGCTCTCCCTTGAGAGTACAATGATTTGGGTGAACGAAGCCCGCGAAATCGATAAGGCTGTCGTGGATGGCTGCACCATGAGAGTAGGACGTTATCCTCCTATGAAGGATGGGGGCCCAACATGGTACGGTGTGATTATGGATACCAACGCAATGGAGCCAGATCATTGGTGGCCGCTTGTTGCAGGCGACGCCCCTGTTCCTGATGATATGCCGCCCGAGGATGTTGCTATGCTGGTCAAGCCTGATAACTGGAAGTTCTTCAACCAGCCAGAGGCCATGCACGAACAACAGGATGATAAAGGTAGTGTGATTGGCTATGAAATTAACGCAAAAGCCGAGAACATTAACTACCTCCCACCGGACTATTACCCGAATATGATCCGTGGGAAAACCCGCTCTTGGATCAATTTATATGTTCGGAATCGTCTTGGTTCTGCACAGGAAGGTAAGCTGGTATACCCCCAATTTCGTGAAGAGGTACACGTTGCCGGAGAGAAGATTACTCCAATCCCACATATCCCTGTTCATGTAGGGATCGATTTCGGCTTGACGCCAGCGGCGGTTATTGGACAGAGATTACGCGGCAGGTGGCTTATCCTCCATGAGATTTGTGCGCACGATATGGGAGCGGCTCGTTTTGCCGAGCAGTTAAAAATCGATCTTCAGCGGCTTGTACCTAATTACGAAGTGAGCATGTGGGGCGACCCGGCGGGAGATAGTAGAGCCCAGACTGACGAGAAGACTCCGTTCCAAATATTTCGAGCTGCCGGTTTATCGATACTGCCTGCTCCCGGCAACAATGACTTTGTTCTCCGAACAGAGGCCGTAAACGCTTCACTGAATAGAATGGTCGATGGCAAGGCATCTTTCATGTTATCTCCGCATTGTCTGATACTGAAAGCGGGATTCAACCGAGGGTATTGTTACCCTAGAATACAAGTATCCGGCGCTGTGCGCTATGGAGATAGACCTATAAAAAATCGTTACAGTCATCCACATGATGCGCTTCAGTATCTTCTTCTTGGGGCTGGTGAAGGGTTTAATGTAATCACTCCGCATAAATCGCAGCAGGCAAAGCCTGTGGTGGCGGCGCACTCCTTCAATCCTTTTGATAGAGCAAAGAAGAGTCTGTTTTCACGACGGAGAGGAACACCTACTCATCTATGAATATTAATTTCCCGTTCTTTTTCCCTACGGTCTTCCTTACTGAAACAACCAATTCATTAGGTTCTTCTGTCCATGAATGGATTGTTGCCTTTCATGATAGCCCGGCTCATCCAGAATGGTGGGGTCGTTTCACTACAAGCAAGTATCGACATATTAGTCTGTTTACGTACACACATGGCGCATGGCTTCTTATCGATCCAAGACTAAGTATGCTCGATGTACGAATTATGTCTAAAGACGAGATTGATACTTATATAGCAGCTATTAATGTAACAGGCGGTCACTTCCTCCGGTGTACGGTAGGTGTGGTGCGGTGCAGACTACCCTTTACGCTACTCTATTGTGTTACTGTCGCAAAACGGCTACTTGGAATACGGAGCAACGCTATTACACCTAAACAGCTTTATGATTTCCTCGTCCGTCGCGGCGCAGTGCCAGTGTTTGAATATGATCCAGAAGACGTAGGAGAAGAGTTATGATGAGAAGTTCAACACCTGGTGTTACAGGTGGTCAAGGCAGAGGCGTTAGCTATAGCATGGGCTATCAGGGCCCGAGATACAGAGTAGGTGCCGGTGGTAAGCTGGTTAGAACAGGAAGCTCTAATAAAGGTGGAGGCGCGCCTGCCCAAAAAAGACAAAAGGTTGGTATATCTACGACTCAATGGTCACGGTTACTCTATGGCTCTGGCAGTAAACAATTACTAACAGTTGCCGGAGTGACTGATGCCCAATATCAGCATGTGTCTATGGCTCAGCAACAAACGCTAGGCGCTGGAAGCCTTGGTGGTTAGGAGACTCTTATGGGAAGTTGGTTTAAAGATGACTCGGCAGAGAGAGCCGCAGCAGCAGCTGAAAAAGAACGCCTTCGATTAGAAGCCGAACGTAAGAAACTTGAAGCAGAGGAAGAGACTCGTCTTGCTAAGATAGAAGAAGAGCGACGATTACGTTTAGCTGGCCTTTCTGGGTTTAATACCTTAACGACTGATGATGAAGAAGGCTTTGGTGCTGGTACATCGACTGGTGGAACCTCTACAGGCACTCAAGGCGAGACTACCACGACTTAGGACAGTAAAGAATGGCTATATCTAAGGAAGAGTTAGACAAGTTACATAAACGATATATGACTGCGTTTGGTACATGGCAGAGATGGACATCTCTTTGGCAGGAATGCTATGAGCTGACCCTTCCAGAAAGGCAACGATTTTACGGTTCTGATTCTCGTGGCGAAACCAATTCTGACCGGATATATGATTCCACTGCTCCTATAGCAATGCAGGAGTTTGCATCCAAGGCACAGGATGGACTTACTCCTGAATTTGCTCGTTGGGCTAGATTGATTCCTGGGAATCAGATGATGTCACCGCGAGACATGCGTAAGCTGCAAGCCCAGCTGGAAGATGTTACTCGTGAAGTTTTCCATGCAATACATCGTTCCAATTTCGATAGTCAAATACATGAATGTTATCTGGATCTGGCTATTGGCACAGGTAATATGATTTGCAATGAAGATCAGGATGATCTCCTTAGATTTGTTACTGTCCCGCAAACCCAAGTAGTATTGGATACTGGACCTACTGGTATTGTAGATGGGCGCTTTCGATTCAGAGAGATGCCGCTAGATCATGTTATGCAAGAATGGCCCGAAGCCGTAATGCCACAGCAATGTATTCATGAGGCTGAGCAGAACAAGGATAAAAAGTTTAGTGTTATAGAAGGAACCTGCAGGGACTGGAGTTATAAAGAAAGCGAAAAGTGGCGTTATTATGTTTGGTTAGAAAATCCTCGTGAGTGTATTTTCGATACTTACTATGAGGGACAGGGATCGCTTCCGTGGGTAAATCCACGCTGGTCTGTCGCATCTGGGGAGACATATGGCAGAGGTCCGTTGCTCAGCGTTCTCGGAGATATCAAAGTTACAAACCTTCTTATGCAAATGATTTTGGAAGCTGGTGAGATTTCCATATCAGGATTATGGCAAGCAGAGAGTGATGGAATATTAAACCCCGAAACAATACGATTACTCCCCGGAGTTATTATTCCAAAAGCCCCTGATTCGAGAGGTCTTGAACCACTTTCTACAGGCTCAGATTTTAATATCGGGCAGATGCTATTAGGAGATCTACGGGGAAATATTCGAAGAGCTATGTTTGACGAAGACTTAGGCCCGCCAACCGGAACGCCTATGAGTGCCACAGAAGTCTCTGCACGAATGCAACAAATCTTCAGAAGGATGGGATCAGCATACGGTCGATTACAAAGAGAATTGGTTCAGCCTATTCTGAAACGAGTTATTTATATTCTGAAAGACAAGGGTCGTATCGAACTTCCAAAAATTGATGGTATGGAAATCGATATTGTCTCTGTCTCTCCTTTAGCTGGGTCTAAAGCTCAGGAAGAAATTGTTAAGTATCAACGAATGGTAGAAACCATACAGGGCACGTTTGGGCCACAGATTATGCCTATGCTTATTAATCCACAGGAAGTTACCGGTTGGCTGCTTGACCAATTGGAGTTAAATCCAAAGTTGATATATACCGAAGAGCAGAAGCAGGAGATGATGCAAAAGATTCAAAGCGCAGCACAGGGTTCAGGTATGGGCCCAGGAGACATCCCCGGAATAGGATAATATAATGGCACAGATATTACGTGCTTTATTGCTCACATCGTTCTTATTTTTTAGCCCTCTCTTTCAGTCTGCAAGCTATGCAAAAGCGCCATGTGGAACACCTGATACGGATCTGGCAAACCTTACGAAGTTTTTCTCGCTACGATGGAAGGCTATCCATACAGATTTACCTGCACATCATCGAGAGACATTTCTTGACCATTATGAACTACAGGGTAGGGGGATCGTCCTCATCCGTGTCTTCCATAGCCAGTATCAACAAAAAATAGCAGTGGTTGCAGCTCGTCGTTTAATTGAGTATGAAAAACAAGAGAATAAGATGATTTCCGAAATTCATTGTATTGTGCGGATAAATGGCAGCATTATGATAACGATAAGTCCACGTTACCTTAAAACGATTCTCAACGAGGGAAGCCCAAATATCTAATGTCATTTACTAGAAAAACACAGTTAGAAGAACGGTTCCGAATTGCGAATAAAGAAGAAGAAACAAAAATTAATCTAGCCTTTCGGTCATGTTTCGCTGGTGGAGATGGCGAGATGGTTTTAACGTATCTACGGAATATGACGTTTAACACTATTCTAGATCCTGCTGTGCACGATGAGAAACACGCATGGTTTCAGGAAGGATCTAAATCTATAGTATATTTAATACAACAACGCATAAGGGAAGCTAATGAGTGAAGAGGCAGTCGAAGTCCGTGAGTCTTTA